TGGCGCACCGGGGATGCGCGCCTTAAAGTATATAAATCATTGATTTTTAATGAATATCTCTAACATCAAACGTTTTGGGACTACGTTTGGGACTACGGCGCGAGAACAGAGATGATCGTGAGCGTCAGCGCGTGAGTTACCAATATCGAGCGTAATAGCTGCGCTCGTGTGAGGCCACAAGATTTAAAATGTTTGGGGTGCTTGGGAATTGGTAACATTGGTAATCATAAAGGTAATTCAATTACCTTTTAGAGGGTAATATATTCAAAAAATATTCATTATAAAAAACAAAGGCTTGAGCGCTCGTTACCTTTTGGATTACCCCAATGTTACCTTTAAAGGTAATCTCAAAACACAAATAAAAACAATGGCTTACACATCTGTTTCATGGGGTGGTTACTGATATTACCTGTTTCCCATGGTCAAAACTTAATTCAGGCTATTTCACCCGTCACATGCCTGCGCATTGCAATATTGCGTTCTGCAGAGATTTAGAAATATGAAGAATTGAAATTCCGCGCCAAAACACAGCCAATATAAGCCTCACACAGCGATATATGCCTGTTTTGGCCCCATATTGCGTATTATTCAGAGAAATGAATGTGGGCCTAGCATATCCTGACAGGTGAAGAAAAAACGCCACATCAACGGCGCGCAGGCGGGAGGGGAGAGCGCGCGCTGAGGGCTTTCGCCCATGAATGCCCTCGTTTGGGCTCAGATGTGTTCCAGGCATAAAAAAAGCCCCGCACTTGGCGAGGCTTCATGACCATGTTCCTGATGTCAGGCAGATGGTGGACTGATGGGCGTGTCTGGCGGGTGTGACTTGCCGTCATAGAACTCAACGCCGCCGATCACATCGCGCATGGCCTCATTTAGGTTCCGTCCGTCCTTATGGACAATCCCAAGCAAGCGCCCGAATTTTCCGCTCGCATCTTGGACCGTCTCCATGACAACCCAAACCGGCTCTTTCAATTCATGATATTTGACTTTGCGCGGGAAGTCAGCGGGATCCAATCCAAGGAACTCAATCAGCGCGTCCCGTTGGTCATAACCAACCTGAACATCATCGGAGTCAATCCCCTTGGATTTGCTGCGCTTAATCTCTTGGCAGTTGATTCCGTAAAGCCGGATTATCTCGCCATCTTTCCAAACGCTGTCGTACATATCGAGGTCGCCCACGATTGTATCTCCATCATAAATCGCCTTTATCAAAAAGCCATAGCGATAGGCTGGCTGTATTACAGGGTTACTCACTGTCAGTCTCCTTTTCAAAGTCGAAGGGTTTAAATTTGATGACTTCTTGGCCAAGCCATGTGTTGATCTCTTTCATCCGTTCTTGGATGGGGCGGATTTCGTTTTTCTCGAAGATGGTCTGAGCGTCAGCCGCACTGCCAAAGCCGCCCGTATTTGACGGGACAATGCCCATGAGTTGCGGCGGGACGCGGTGCGCCGCTAGGACATCATCACGCGAGATATTCTTGATGTTGGAAAATTGGTCTTTGGCCTGCGCCTCTGACAGATGGATAACCTGCAGGCCGTCTTTCTTGCCGTTGGGCGCGTACATGAAGAGAGATTTGAAATTGCCCGGTCCTTTGGACTTCTGAATTTCTTTCTCAAGGTGTTCAATATCCTCTTCATTGAAAGTATCGTCAGTCAGATACATGATGTAACCCGCGTGAGCGCCGTTCTCATAATATTTGCGGCGAAAGATTGTGGCGCTTTCATTGAGCCAAACAGAATTAAGGGCGGCGAGATAATCCGGCACACCATAAATTTCTTGGTTCACATCAGGTTCCATCAAATGAAACACGGCGTCTTTTTTGAAAGGGTGCATGGTGTCATCAGATTTGATGAAACCGAAATGGCCTTTCTTATGCTTGCGCATGAATTTTGCGGGCGCAGGCTTAAGCTCTAAAAGGCTTCCCAATTTGTTTTTGCGGTGCTCAAGATAGCTATTTCCGAAAACCAAATAATCTTGAACAAAGCGTGTAAACTCGCTGCGCGATAAAAACGGACTGTCAATGAAATTGGAAACAATCAGATTTCGTTTGACCTTAAGCGCGCTTGAATGATGGACACTGGATTTGAGCGTATCAGCCAAGCCCTGCATTGGCACAGGCAAATCATAATAGTTATCAAAGGACGGCGTCAGGAATCCGATGATGTTGCCTTTTTTCATCGCGGGCTCAGGATCTCCAAAGGCGAATGAGTGAATGCGTTTGGATTCATCCGTTAATTTTGATTTGGGTGTTTCCGTTTTTACTTTGGCCATAACATCCGTCCTTTTTTGGAGCCGCCAAGTTCATCAACGCTCTCAAGCGTTAATTCATCCAAGGCATTGAAGAGAGCCCACGCGATATCGGCGTGACCTGTAGCGCCGGAGCGTCCGGCTGAATAAGTGATGTGGCGAGAATTTGCCGTTTGTGATCGGTGAATGGCGAGCAGGCTTGCAACCATGTCAGACCATCCCGCGTCCCATTTGATGCGGCGGTTTTGAATGAGATGTTGCGCCTTGATGACAAGCCGTGTTTTGGATTCGACGCTGTAAATAATTTTCTTGGTGCGCGGAAAGAACTTTTTAACCAGCTCATAAACGCCAAGGCCCATGCCTGACGCATCAATATTGATTGAGCCAACATTGTATTTTTTCGTGAGCGCCTTGATACGTTTGGCCTGTTCATCAAAGCTGATATTGCTCCAGCTCAGTTTCTCAATGATGCGGAACATGCCGCCTGGCTCTGACGGCGGGAGAACAACAACCAAACTCGCATTGTCGATTGAGCGGGACGGGTCATAGCCAATCCAAACGGGCCTATCCCCAACTGGCCGCTTACTGAATGGTTTGAAGTCTGTCCATGCGGACCAACTATCAATCATGCAGCTTTGCAATTCTTTGAGACTGAATATTGACGCCGCCGCATCAATAAATTCGCACATCAACAGGTTTTTATATTCTTGTGTCGAATATTCTTTTTTCAGCGTCTCAATATCAAACAAGTCACAGCCGCCCGCCGCTGCATCTTCAACCGTCACCATTTGTCGCCATTGTCCATCAGGACAGACAAGGCCGTCTTTCAAATCTTTATGTGAAAGCTTGAACTTTTTCTTTTGGGCCTTGGGCAAGCCTTTATTGAATAGCTTGCCTGACCAGAACGGATGCGCGTCATGATCGAGGGTTGACGGCGTTGAAAAATATGTCTGACGCCATTTCTTGTGCATGGCCATGCCTGATGCGACTTTGCGCAAGACTTGGAATTTATGCACCCAAAAATATTCATCAAAATAAAGATGGCCATGATAGCTTTGCGCTGTGCGCGAATTAGTCCCAAGAAAATAGAGCGTTGCCCCGTTCCATAATTTTATCGGATCACCCTTAAGCTCAACACCTGTGACCTCTTTGATAAAATCAATGATATATCCCTTGAACACATGCGCCTGAGCTTTGGACGCGGATAGGAATATTTGATTGTCGCCTGTTCTGATGGCGTCCATGATAGCTTCGCGCGCAAAATACCAAGTAGCCCCGATTTGGCGGGATTTCAGAATATTGCGAATACGGTGCTTAAGCGCTTTTTGCCAGATTTTCTGATAGCCAAATAAGCCCTCTTCAAAAGCGGCTTCAAGCTTTTCAATATCCTCTTCGGACAGATAGTTTTTCTTGCCCTTGGATTTTCCGCGCTCTTTTAATTTTGGGTTGATGTCTGACGGCGTTCCTGTCGTTTGGAACTTTTCAATGCGCGCCGTGCGTTCTAATAATTTACCGAGACTATCAATTTCCTTGAAATCTCTGTCAGACTTTTCAGGCTTGGCAATGAGCTGGCATAAGCGAGAATGTGTTGTGGTATTGACCCGTTTTGCGACACTGGCTTTGTCCCATTCATCACGGCGTTTCCAACTATCAACCGTCTGATATTTTAAGTTTAATTCCTTAGAAATTTCAGTGACAGTGAAGCCAAGCCAATAAAGGCGCGCGGCCTCTTGGCGAGCGGATATAGTGCTGACTGTCATTCCCGCACATTATGGGTGACATTATAAAGGCAAGCGTAGTTTCAGTTCGTTATCGCCCATAACGGACTTAATGCACTTGGTTAAAATGACTTTTCTGGGCTTTGTGCATCCATGACACAAGCTGCGCTCATTTCTAAATTTTTTGCCATAGGCACATCAGGCCCAACAGTTGATGGCCGCGAGATAGACCCTGCTGATATCGACGCAATGGCGGCGAGTTATGACCCTGCAGAATATACAGCTCTTATCAACATGGAGCATTTCCGCTTTAAGTTCCCCGGCATGTCTCTTGGCAAAGTTGTTTCTTTGAAATCAGAGGCAGACGGCAAGGGTCGCCGCAAGTTATTTGCCCAAATTGAGCCGACGCCTTGGTTGTTAGATTTGAATGGACAGAAACAAAAGCTGTTCACGTCAATGGAAATCAAACCCAATTTTGCAAGTTCAGGAAAGCCTTATCTTATTGGTTTGGCTGTTACGGACAGCCCCGCCTCTCTTGGTATTGAGGCGCTTTGCTTTTCAGCGAAAAATGACGGTCCCACAGATGACCGTTTTAAAAACAATCTATTTACATCAAATTTTGAAACGGAGAATTTCGCCATGGCCGATGATAAGGACAAGCCGTCAGACACAAAACCTGCACCAAAGCCAGAAGGTGATGACACGCCGAAGCAAACCTTCGCTCAGAAATTCGCTGAAAAATTCAAGCCCGCGCAGAAAAAGAATGAGGATCAGTTCTCAGACTTGCAAGATGCGTCATTGGAGCTTGCCGATAAATTCACTGAGCTTGAGGATAAATTCTCCAAGCTTGAAGAGAGTAATGCGGCGCTTGTGAAAACAAACGAAGCTCAACAGGCCGAAATTACCAAGCTAACATCGGCGCTCGAAAACACGCCCGAAGGTGACGAGAGCCGCCCCCCTGCAACCGGTGAGAACGAAAACCAGACGGACTGCTAAACCTTAGCGCCCGTCAATCTCAATTTTACAAAGGAAATTCTCCCATGGTCGATAAACCCAAAACAGTTGAACAACAAATTGCCGCTTATCGCGCGCGCGTTATGGAATTAAACGGTGCGGACCCATCAAGCGACACAAAGTTTAATGTTCAGCCGGCTGTAGAGCAAAAGCTTGAGCAAGCCATTGTTGAAAAAGCTGATTTCCTGAAAGAAATTAATGTTGTTGGCGTCCGTGACCTTGAAGGCGAAAAGGTTGCCGTTGGCGCGAATGGCACAATTGCCCGCCGTACAAACACAGATAACAATGACCGCCAAACCAAGTCAGTTGTTAGCCTTGATGATGGCCGCTATCGCTGTGAGAAAACCGAATTTGACACGCATTTGAAATGGTCAACGCTTGATGCGTGGTCAAGTCAGCCAAACTTCCAAAAGCTTGTGAATGGCGCTGTGACAACTCAAATCGCGCGTGACCGCTTGATGATCGGATTCAACGGCGAAGAGGCTGCGGCTGAAACTAATCCGGCTGAAAACCCATTGCTTGAAGATGTCAATATTGGTTGGTTGAAGCACATCCAAACATCCAAAGCTGATGCCGCGCTTAATGGCGTATCAATCGGTGACGGCGGTGACTTTAAGACGATTGACGGCGCTGTTTATGCAGCGCGTCATGAGCTTATCGAGCCTTGGCACCGCAATGACACATCACTTGTCGCAATCATGGGCAGTGGCCTTTTGGTTGATAAGAATGTGGCCGCGATTGAATCCAACGAAGCGCCTACTGAGCGTTCAGCTTTGCAGACTTTGATGGCCAGCAATCTTATCGGAACACTGCGCCCACATCTTGTGCCGTTTTTCCCGTCTGATGCCATCTTGATTACAAGCCTGAAAAACTTGTCCATCTATTATCAGCGTGGCTCGCGCCGCCGCTATGTCAAACCAAACCCGAAACGGGACCGTTTGGAAGATTATCAATCTGTGAACGAATCCTATGTGGTTGAAGATTTTGACAAGGCCGCGCTAATCACCGGCATTAACATCTTGGCCGCTGCGCCTGCCGAATAAGGCAGGCCATTCGCCCACGTTAATTTTCAGGAGCTAATTTCATGAATGTATTCCGTCAACATAGAGAGCGCACATTAGCAGAGTCCGCGGCGCGCAAATCCGCAGACCAAGCAACAAGCGAAGGCTCTGTTGAGGGAAGCATTTATGAAAAGATGTTTGC